AGGCCGTAGGCACCGAGCGTCATGCCCAGACCGAACTGTGCATCCGCCTTGCCCAGGGCGTTGTAGTCGCGCATCCGACCACCGATGCCCAGACCCGGCGCGGCGTCGGGACCCTGCACGATGCGGATCTTGTTGTAGATCCCGATGGTGCGCTCGTAGTCCTCGGGCGTGGGCTCCATGCCCTCGCACTCGACCAGGTAGTAGCCCTCGGGAACCCGAGCACGGCCGGGCTCGGTGCGCCCGACGGACTCGTCGAAAGAAAAGCCTTGGAACGGCATTAGGAACGTCCCTCCTCAGGGGTCTTGAGTAGCGGGGCGCCGTCGGTGGCGACCCTGATCAGACGCAGCGCCGACTCCAGATCGGCGGTGCCAAAGGTGATGGTGGCCTTGACGGTGGCGTTGCCGCTCTGCGTCTCGGTCGTAAGCGTCACGGTGACGGGGGCCTCGCTCATGGGGTCACCTGTGCCATGAGCGGGGGGACGATCTTGTCCCAGGTCGGTTCCGAGATGACCCTGCCCAGCAGATGGGTGGGTCCCTTGGCGATGTACCGGTCGTGCTGACCGATGAACAGGCGGCGTACCTCCTTCACGTTGGGGTCGATCCGCACGTTGTGCGGGTCCATGGGCCCGAGCAGGTCGGGCAGGGCGGGTGGCAGGGGCTCGTCCGACTTCCCATTGCTGGTCGGATCGGGCGCTTGAAGCTCGACGTACAGCCGCCCCAGGATCTCCAGGCTATCCCTGATCCCCTTCAGCGCCTCGGGCGTCAGCCTCGGCCCGGTCTTCACGTCTTCCTCCACCTCACGGCGGCGGTCCTGCTCCTGCAGCAGGTAGATCATGTGGATGGGCAGCATGTTGAAGTTGCGCTGCCACTCCGAGCACAGGGCGCCGACCTGGCCCCAGCCCCGCCAGTCGTTGGGGTTCTTGGGGATGCGGTCGATGTACTGGCTCAGCCTGCTGGGGTCGGCGGGCTCGTAGTTGCACACCTTGCCCACGGCCAGGTCCTGGATGCGGGACCACGTGTCCCACACCACCACCGTGACGGTGTTCCTGGGGTTGGCCAGGGCCTGGTAGATGAGCAGCAGGTCGTTCCAGCGGCGCAGCTTGAGCACCCTGAAGTGCTTCAAGCTGGCCACCGGACGAATGTTCTCGTCGTCCACGGACACGAACAGCACACGCTCGGTGTCCGGGACGGTCGAGGCGAAGGTGGTCTTGCCCGCACCGTTGGGACCATAGATCCCGATGCGGGCGTGGGTCAGTGCCGTGAGCTTGTCCCTCGGCACGAACAGTTCAGAGATCATTGGTAGTCGCTCCGCCCCATGGCGAAGATGTCGTCGGTGCTGGGGGTCATGTACTCCTCCCGATACACCTCCGACTTCCGCCCGGTCTGGTACTCGTGCATGCACAGCTTGGCGTAGGGGCAGAACAGTCGGCAGTCCAGGATGTTGATGGCCCTGGGGTAGTAGCTCTTCTCCCTGGCGAACTGGATCTGCCGCAGCACCGACGCCACGTCGTGCAGCGTCAGCCTGGCGTTGTCGTCGGGCCTGAAGGTGAAGTAGCGCTGGAACCACTCGGCATCGGAGACGATCCGCGAGCGCATCTCGTTGATGTAGCTCTCGGCAGCCCCCTTGGCGCGCAGTTCCTGCTCCGTGGTTGCCCAGTGCCTGGCTCGGGTGGAGCGGTTCTCATCCCCCGAGTACAGGCTGCCGCCCTTGGTCACCCGCAGCTTGGGGCCAGGCCGGGTGCTGATGTAGTCGAAGACGATGCCCGCCACATCATGCCCCTGTGCTCGGGCCTCGATGTACTGCAGCATGGTCTGCGGGTCGACGGTGCGCCAGTCCGAGTCAGGAATATCCTGGGTGGTCTTGCGCTCCCAGATCCACAAGCGCCCCGTGCGGTCGCGCTTGAGGGAGTCGATGGTGCTGGTCAGCCTGGTGCCAGGGCGCGGGCACCACTCGACAGGCACCTCCGTCGAGTCGGTCGTCCAGGGACCCGGCGACTCCTCGTGGCCAGCCCAGTACGCCTGGTAATCCTGCACGAGTTCGTACACCTCGCGCATCAGAGCCAGCGTGTCCTCCTCGGGCACGTCGTGCTCCATGGCCGAGTCACCCATGCGGGCCAGTTCGGTCTGCCACATCTCGCCTTGATCCAGTAGCTGCAGGCAGCGGTGGATCCAGACACCCCTGCGCAGGGCAGGGCGAACGTCCCGTGGCTTGGGGACGATGTTGTCAACCCAGCGGTATTCGTACCGCTTGAGGCACCGAGCGGCGTCGTTGAACGCCGTGGTGGACAACGAGATGTCCAACCTATTCTCCTTTCCGCTCGGTACACATCCTGCAACATCAACGGCGGCGGGCAACGAGCAGCGAAACTGTAGCAAACTCGATTTTCGGCTGTCAAGTCGTCGCTGGGTTAGACCAGCCGGCTAAGCACGTCCTTTTCTGGGGTTCGCGCGACGGTTACAGGCGTTGCATCGCCTGGCCCTTCGGCTCTTGCTGCGCCCGCAGTCGGGGCAGACATCGAACGCCTTGGCCAGGCGGTTTACGCTAGGGGCGGGACCTCTCTGCCTGCGCCCCATGGGCCCGCTACAATCTCAACTTCGATCAGACCTGGCGGCAGCCACAGACCCAGCTTCTGCAGTTCAACAGGCGCCTGCAGCATGGTCTTGCGGATCTGTTCGCAGGCTTCGCGCGCCCTGTCCCGGCGCACCTCGACGAGCAGCGCGTCGTGTATATCTCCCACCACTCGGGCACCCTGTGCATCGAGCAGGATCAGGGCTTGCTGCGTTATGTCAGATGCCAGAGATTGGGGCTCGGCGTTGATGCCTGCCCGGATGGCGTCCTTCTGCCCAGACAGGGCGGAGGGGAGCCGTCGGATGCGCCCGATGGGCGTCTGCACCCACCCCCTGTGCATCAGCTTGGCCTCGGTGATCCGATGCCAGGCGACGAACTCCGGATAGCGCTGCCTGAACAGGAGGTGCAGCGCCGCCGCCTGCTGCTGGGTCCACGAGATGTCGAACGCCTTCCAGGCGTACTCGCGCAGGCCCTGGCTGCTGATCCCATATAGCTGTGCCAGGACGGGCACCTTGCCCATCATCTGGCGCTCCTCCTTGGTTACGCTCGACTCAGATTTCCTGAGTGCCCGGGCTGCAAAGTCGACGTAGATGTCCTTGCCAGCGGCGAACATGCCGAGCATCGACGAGCGGTTCACGTGGTCCCAGCTATCGGGTCGGCCCGCTGCCATCCAGGCACAGATCCTGGCTTCGATCTGTCGGTAGTCGGCGGAGATCAGTACCATCCCCTCGGGCGCCGTGAAGATCGGCCGCACACTGGTGTCTCGGGGGATCGTATGGAAGAAGCCAGCCAGCCTGCCGGTCTCAACGCTGGTCGTGCGCATGTCAGGGTGAAAGCGTCCGTCGTAGCTCTGCCGGGTCATGCGATTGACGGGTCGGAAGTAGGTGCTGATCTTCTTGCGTGGGCGACGGCAATCGAGAATCCGCCGAGCTTCTGGGAAGTCCTGCGCCAGCGTCTTGATCGTCGCCTCGTCGGTCGACGGGTGCAACTTACCGTTTTTTATGACCGGCAAGCCGTGCTCCGTATACAGCCAGGCGGCGACCTGCTTGCTCGAAGCAGGGTTCAGCACCGGTACGAGAGCGTCTGCCTGGTACTGATCACGACGGGCCTGGCGGAAGAAGCGGGCAGCGCGCTGGCGGTCGACATGGATGCCGCGAGCCACGAGTTTCTGGAGGGCACGGAGCATCGGCATTTCGAGCCGGCTGAAGTACTGGTACAGGACGGGCTCCTCGCGCAGCCGATCCAGCAGCAGGTCTCGTAGCAGCATCGTCGCCGCCGCGTCGTAGCCGTTGTACGGCGCCAGGTCGGCCAGCGCGTGCTCCTTCCTGGCGTCGATATCCCAGTCGGGCCACCCCAGATGTGCTCGGCCCGCCCACTTCAGGGACTTGGGCGCGTTCTCATCGAGAATCTGCAGCATCAGCATGGTGTCGGCGGTTGGCCGGCTGAGGAACCCGGTCAGACGGTACCACACCAGGTCGTCGAACATGCCATTATGGACGGTGCGCGTCGTCCGTCGCCCGTCTTGCTCGCCTCGGAGGATGGGCGTCGCGCGCTCCACTAGCCAGCGGCTCACGCGCTGGACCCAGGCGTCGTCGCACTCGGGGTGGTCGATGGGCAGGCAGTACGCCTCGCCGCCCGTGAAGCTGAACGCTACCGAGTAGACCCGGAAGTCCCTGTGCCACCAGCCAGGGGTGACGTTGGTCTCGAAGTCGTAGGTAAAGGCGGGCTCGGTGCGCAGCGCCGTATCCAGTGTCTTGAGACCTGCCCCACTTGAAATGAGGTCAACACGTACCGGTGGGGTATTCGGGGGTGGGACGAGATCTCCTCTAACAAGCCGTCCAAAGCGAAGGATGTCAGCCCGCCAGGCGTTTTCCCGACCTCGATCTCGAAGTATCGCAGCCGGGTGGAATGCTGGCAGTACCCATGCCTGGTACTTAGCGGACCAAATCTCCTTACCACTGACCTGACCGACGGTGCCTCGTCCCAGCAGGCGCTGCACGGCGATATTGCCAAGCGCC